ACCCAAAGGTTTCTTTCCACCAGTACCACGAAGGAATTCACGATCCGTATACCAGTACCATGCTGCCCTAAAAAGAGTAGTCAGAAAATTAATAATATTAATTGCACTATCCTGAAGAAGTACATTGGTGATTTCAGTGTACCCTGCAAGCTCATGAACAATCAATTCAATCAGTCCGAAATCAGGCTCAGTTTCAGCCTTTTCTCCACCTTCTTCAGTCCAGGTGAAGGAAACTCCTGCAAAATGATCGAAATTATCAGATTCTATATCTGGTTCCTGTGCCAACTTTGGAAAAGATAACTTCTGACCGGACATAGGCCATACGGTAGCTCTAGGCCAAACAACCGTAGGCTCTGCATCATACATAACCATCATTGCACGAAATTCTTCAGGAACAAGGTATCCACCATCAGTATCTACAGCAGAAGAAAGAACTTTTGTTTCTTTTCCAGTACGAATATATTTTGCAAAATCAATTACCCACTCTTCCAATTCAGGAGAAATGGCAACCCAGGGCTTGCTTTTGTTTTTAAGATTAATAATACTACCCTTGGAAGTAGTCATGTAATCGCCATCAATCTTAGCATAACCGATTGACTGGACCAAATGCTTTCCCTGATTCCTATTAAAAGGCTGAACAACATCATTCTGAAGATTATTAAGCTCTTTTTGAAGGACGCCCTTCATCTTTTCGGAAAACTCATCCGTATTGACAACCTGCTCAATCTGTGACCTGAGCAATTCAATCAGTTGATCCTTTGTCATTTCCATATTTAAATTTCCTCCAAATTATTTTAATCTTTCAATTTCCCACTTACTTCATCAATTGCATCTTGAAAAAGTTTTTTAAAGTTAATAGATTCAACAATAACATCAGTACCTATCTCATTCAGTTTGATTTTCTCAGAATCAAAAGTGAACTTCTCTTCTTTTTCATCATCCTCTACAGGGGCAAAAATAGATGAATCAAATTTGATAAGTTCATTATTCTCTTCTGAAGAATTTTCCAAACTGTCATCCTGTTTAACCACCGTCTTCAACTCTTCAAACATTGTTTTCATTTCATCAATAATCTGAGACTTGAAATCTTCAAGAATACCTTTTACATTAATGGACGATGTTTTGTCAATTTTCTGCAACAAATTTGTTATTTGTTTTCCTTCATTATCTATAGTGTAAATTTTTTCTTCTACTACATTATCTTCAGAATCAATAAATCTCACTGAGCATTGAAGTGATTTCACTTCATTCTTGACTTCAATATTATCTTCTTCAGTCTTTTCTTCCAATGTCTCCAATTCTTCCTTATCTTCAAGAATCGTTTCCTCTTCTGAAGTTTTTATTTCTTCAACAATATCTGCTTTCAATTCCTCTTCTTCAAATCCAATCTGATAAAACTTTTTAATATTTTGCTTTGGACAATTTGCCTTCATCCAATCTGAAATTGCATCTTTATCAAACTTATCAGAATCAAAATAGTAACCAACTACAAAGTTCTTTTTATTATCATCAGAAACATCAAACAATGGAATAGCAGATACAGCTTTAATTCCATCTGCTACCGATACGGTTCTTGGATCTTTAAAAGCCTCCAAATCAAGGGACACAGGATTCCAATAAATTCCTTTTTGTTCATCAAATTGAAATTCAGAAGAATAACCCAATTTAACAAGATTCACATCTTCAGGAATAAGTCCCGCACTACGAAGTATTCCCGCTTCAGGATTCGCAGGAACAGGAACAGCAGAAATCTCCAAAAGCTCCTGCTTGGTAAACTCTCTTCCACCAGACCATTTATTATCTTCATCCCTGTAATTAAACTCCATTGGATTAAAACCAACAGAAAACATATTCAAATAACCATTTTTATACTGATTCCATGTAATTCTTGCGGCTTCATGAGAATCATCAAATTGAGGCTGAAACAAAAGTTTTCCATCTTTCTTTCTAGTTTGATTACATTTGAAATGAGGGTGCTGAAAATATAAATGACTCCATAATCCTATAGGATTCTTTTTATAATTAGTCAAATCCCATCCATTTGTTTTTATAACGTCATTATCCCTATCCGGGCTTTCAGTGCTAGCAATGGCCCAAAAAGTGCGCTTATATTCATCTAACTCCTTTATTTCTACATTAAAATCTGATCCAAGAATATTTTCACCTTTTTTAGTTTTTACTTCCAATCCATTACATTTAATTTTATATGCCATATCACAAACTCCAATTAAGTTTTTTAAAGTTTATATTATAAAAACGCCATCCCTTATGAGAAATAATTTTATTTTTTATACAATCTAAAATATTAGTAGGACATAAATTATGTTCTTTCCCAAATCTTACTTTATTGCAAGAATAATAATCTACTCCATTTGGATCTACAGCTTTAAACCATTTTTGATATTTTGTCTTTCTTCTATTTTTAGATTGCATATCTAAAGGAATAAAAATACAATTTTCTTTACAATAATTACCATCAACATCTTTTCTTTCTATTGACAATTTAGAATTTGACCCATATTTTTTTATTGAACACAAATATTTTTTATACATATCCTTTTTAAAATTTTCAAATTTCTCCCATTCTATATCGTAGGTTATTCCTCTACCACCATAATACTTATAATTATGTGCTTTGGTATTTTTACACCTTCTTTTTATAGATCTCCAGCAATTATAAAAATAACCTATTCCATCTTCTTTTTGATTTTTAGTTTCACCATGAGTAGAATTTACTTTACTTATAGTTTCTTTAAACAAACAACCACAGCTATGTGTCAAATCCCCTACCAAATTTGATCTTAAAACTAAAACCTCATTACCACACTCACATTTGCACTTCCAATAAGCATTTCGGTTTCTAACTCCATCAAATCCAATAACAACTAATCTTCCAAACTTTTTACCTAACAAATCGAGTTTTATTTTTCCCATAACAGATATACCTGCTAAAAATCTAAAAATTTAAACCGGATTTGATTTATAATTTTTAAGATCCCAACCATCCAGACGAATGATATCATTATCTCTATCAGGAGATTCAGAACTGGCTACCGCCCAAAAAGTTCTTTTATATTCATCCAATTCTTTAATTTCAACTTTAAAATCAGAACCAATTACATTTTTTCCATCTTTAGTTTTTACTTCAAGTCCATTCAACTTAATATTATACGCCATTTTTTTCTCCTAATAATTATTTACTTCCAGAATCTATGTTTGCTGAATTAACTATAGCTGTACCATCCATATTTAATGTAACATTCACAACCAATTTAAAATTAATTGGATTAGGAATACCAACATCACCAGCTTCTAGCACATAAGAAATCTCATTGCTATAACCGCTTTCTACATTATCTCCATATGCTGTAGCTACAAAATAAAGTTTTGTTCCAGAAACATATGGAAATTTTTCTACCGTCGCTGTAAATGTTCCTCTAGGAACTACAGCAATCGGTGGAGCAGAATATTCACCAGAAATTTTACTACAATATATTTTATATCCAGAAACTATTTCAGGTTCCGTTCCATCATAATCCCATGCAAAAGTAAGTGCAAATGCTTGAGTAGAAATTAAAAAACTAAAAAACAAAACAAATAAAAACCATTTCTTCATTTTGTTCTCCTTTAAAAATCTAAAAATTTAAATTTGTATCCCTTAGCATTAACTTTCTCCGCAATCCATCTTGCCGTTGCTGCAACATCGTAATCTTTACATGAAGAAATAACTACACATAAAAAACCATCCAATTCAGGCCAGGAATGAAATGCACAATGACTTTCATAAAGTGTAATGATACCTGTTACACCATGTTCCTGTTTCTCAACAAAACCAGGATTAAATTGAAAAGTTACAGGATTTTTACTTCCTATAATCTCTTCTGGAATTTTATTCATAGAAATAAATTCAACCAATTCCTCAAGGAAAAGATTACCATATTGAGGATCAGTCAAAACAGGATGCTCACACGAATAAAGATTAATCTGAGTAGTCTTAACCTTTTTATCATAATTAATCATCTCTTTGCTTCTCCAACAGATTTTGCCTGTAAACATCCAAAGTGCAATCACAGCTTAAATTTAAATTCTCACCTGGAAATCTAACCTTTGTATCTCCAATCTTAAAAACATCTGACGTTACAAAATTTAAAACTCTTCCTTTATGCCCACACTCATTTCTATTAACAATCCATTGTCTTTCTAATCCATATTTCTCAAGTACAAGAAATTTTGCATAAGTTATACAACTATTCACCATTGAATTGCAAATTTTTGCAACTCTTGGATTCGACTTAATTTGACTCTCTAAATAAACTTCCCAATTATCTTTAATATTCTTATTTTTCCATTCAGTAAGAATCGTCTTCCTAAATTCCTTTTCTGTCTTATCAGAAAAACTTAGAATCCAATCATTTTCAAACTTTATATCTTTTTGATTTAAAAGTTGAAGACAAAGTTTTACTAAAGATTTACAAGTTATTAAAAATTCATTTTGTTTGGATTCATTTCCTTCTGGATCAAAAGTTTTATAAATTTCTTCCATCCTATTTAAAAATGGTTCTCTTATATTTTTTTCAAAATCAGAAAAAGATCTTCCAGGTGTAGGATTGGTATCCCTATCATCCGTTCCAGAAGGTTGAATATGTGGGTCATCGTTAGAATGTCTTGTAGGATCAGTTTGATTCAAATTAGATCGTTTAGCAGAAGCCTCAGTATTCTTTATTTGTGCTTTCCAATATTTTTCAAGTAAACTCAATGGAATTAAACTTGTAGGAACTAAAATAACCTCACCATCTGGATCTTTTTCCAATTTATGCAATTCTCTCACTTCATTGATTCGATGAGAGGAAGCACCTGCTAAATAAACCCTTGCCTCCTTAACCTCCAATTCCCTGTCCCTTGGAATTGGATTTTCATGTTTCAAAATTATTCTTGAATCATAATGTGCTAGAATTTCTTTTGTCAGTTCTTCATCCCAAAGATTCAATCTTGGATTCACGCACTCTCTTGCATATGAGATATCGGAATAAACATACTCCTTACGATCTTTGGAAGTACCCATTCCTCCACCACCCTTGGATTGAGGAACTTTATACGCACCGAATACTTTTGCTTTCGACCACTGAGACAATTCCAGAAAAGCAAAATCTTTGTTGGTAAAATTAAGTTTTTCAGGTTTAAATCCTGAACCTAAAACAGCTACATCATGATAATTTCCAACATAGATTTCACGCCATCTCTGTTTATATGAATCGGCTATTTCAGGAGTAATATCATGATCTGAAATCAATGCAAAATCAGGTCTTGCCGAATTTGAAAAAAAATCTCTTTCATAAACCTCAACATAGGTTTCAATATCTACAGCATATGCCTGTTGTTGAATTGGGGAGGCACCCAAAAATTTATAAAGTGGGTGAGGATATTGCAAAACTATTAAATCATTCACCAATGAAAACGCATAATGCTGTCCATTTACATTAAAAATATAATTAATATCTTCAGGCATCAATGATCCAGAAAACTCTATTCTGTGACCATCATTATCAACCGCATATACAAAATCATTCATATTCAAAGGCCAAAGTTCCCAAATCTGGCCCAACCTATTTCTTGCCTTGAAAATCATTGCCATTCCACAAAGATCCAACTGAGTCTGACACCATGCTTTCAAAGATCGAAATGTCATATATTTATTTGGATATGTAAAAGGTTTAGTAAAAATATTATATCCATGAATATTGGACCTTACCTCTTCCATTGTATCAGAACGATAAAACTTGTAATCATTCATGGATACCGAATCAGAAATCAAACTGACACAAATGGAAACCCAGGATTTGTATTCCCTAAGCTGCGTCGTTGCATTTGTTTTCGGATCTTTAATAGAAGCAGACTTTTCTCTTGCAATCACATCAGACAATTGCTTATAAGATTTTCTATAGTTAATTTCAAATTGTCCTAAAAGTGGAATCCTGAACTTCATTTTTCCTCCTTTGCTTTTCAACTTTTAAAAAAGTTGTTTTCAGCAAATCAATAAAGCATCTGCAATGAACTTGACATAGAGATTTTCTTAAATGCTTCCCGCATAAACCAAGTCGCCATCAAAAAGTCTGAAGTTTGATAAAACGGATGAAACTTCATTTCTTGAAAATAACGATACCAAAGATTTCTTACTGGATCATCAGCATTAGTAAACTGTCTTTCAAAATAGAAACCCCATTCACCTTTTTCCATTTCTTTCTGTAAGGATGGTAATCCGTTATTAGGGTCTGCTTTATTTCTACCTGTATTAAATCCATCAATTTTAATATTGTATTTTCTAAATCGTGAAGCATCTAACTGAGATTGAACCAAATCAATGATTGCACCCTGAACAGCATTATTCTCACATAGATACAATTCAACACCGAACCTTTGCCATGTATCTATGATTGCACTGGATAAATCGGCTGTATTCAAAACAGCAATCAATTCAACAGGAACCTTTAATCCTGTATGTTTGTGCATAGCACCCACCACCATTACCGTTCCCTCTCGTTTTGGAGAGGAAAAATCCACACCGGCAACAAATATCCAATCCCTTATATCTGAAATGATTCTTTCAGGAGTAAATCCATAAGTGCAGCAATTTTCAAAAGCAGGAAGGGTTTTATCTTTATCCGAATAGGGTATCAATCTGAAACCACGATTATAATCCCTATCTCCCATTTCAATATGTCTTGATTCTAGTTCACTTTTTGGAAACTTACTCCAAAGGGGGATAACCAAGTCTCTTCCAAAACAATCCCTGTAAAACAGATTGTTTTTATCTTCCATAACACCAATGCTCATCCATGCCCACATTGGATTATTTTTTATATAATTAAATATATCAGAATTATGAATAACAAAAGAAGGAGATACAAAATCATGACTAGGGGTTGTAATATCATAAACAAAATTATTAAATTTTCTCTTTTTTATTTTTCTCACTTTTACATAAAAATTATCACCTTCTATATACCCGTGATAAGGATTATCCAATATATTCAAAACAAAAGTATCTCTTATGTTGATTGTTGTTTCACCAAAACCAAAATTTACCTTTACATTATCCTCTGCATATTTTTCCATATTTAAAGAACTAATTATCCCAAAACGTAGAAAATTCAATTGCAATTGAAACAGAAGATTTTTAGATACAGAAGTAATACCAAGTTTACCATTAGTTAAATAACCATCACCCTTAAAATATCCTGTAACAAACTCAACAAAGTATTCTTCTGGCAAACCATAAAACCAATGAGGCAATTTTTTATTATGTTCAAACTCATCAAAGTTTTTCTTTATCCACAAAGCAAGTTGTCTGCAAGATATTTTTAAATTACAAGAGTTCCTAATTGTATAATCTTTTCCAACATGAATATTGTATTTTTTAAAAAAATTAACAACATCATCTATCATATCCTTTTCATGGGAACCAAATGTAAATCTTATAACACTTCTTTCTTCTCCTTTTCTTGCTTCAGTAAAACTTCCTTCCGCTACCCAATAACCAAGTATTCTCCAAAAATCCAAATCATCAAATATGGACTTTGGAATATTGTTAAATCTTTTAGTATCAATGTTGTATAAAATAGCCAACCTGCAAATGGTGCTTGTAGCTATTCTATACTTTTTTGAAATTTCTTTATAAGAAACTTTATTTTTAATTAAAATTTCAAGATCCTTTTTTGGAATATACTTACCAACATACTTTCTTTTAGATCTATGTTTTCTACTTTTTGGAAAATGTTTCAAGCAATCTTTTTTCCAATCACCAGAATACTTCGGAATAGGAATTATCAAATAATCATCTGTTGTTATGTCCTTAGCAAACTTGTAACCATCTCTTGTCTTAATAGGATGATCTGCCGTAAATCCACCGGATTTAAAAACAGTAAAATAAAAAGGAAATATTTTATAAACAAAACCTTTATATGGTCCAACATGAGTTTTTAATACTTTTTCAAATTTATGATTGGAAGTAAGAACTCTATCCCCAATCTTCACATCCTGGATGTTCTTGAACCCGTCAATGCAAACTATTTCTGTATTTTTTAGTAAAGAATTATGCCAGCGATTACCTAATAAAATACTTTCAGACTGATCGAAATCAGAAACAAGCCTTGTATTCCATGTGGTCTTCAACATCATTTCTACATTTTCTCTGGTAGTCGGTTCTATAACTGCCGACTTCAAATCATTTATATCATCATAAATAATTAAATTCGCACGACCACCAAGAGAACTGGATAAAACTGAATAAGCCTGACAAGTTGGATCTTTTGAAATAGTTTTTCTTTTTACAATGAACTTTTCTTGACCAAAAATACTGGAAGGCTGAATATGAGGACATAATCTTTTAAAATCTGAATCATCTTTAATATACTGACCAATAGCTCTTACCCTATTAACTGCCTCTGAATCCGAAATATGAACAATCTTTATCAGAATCTCAGGATTTTTAGCTATTTCATGCAAACATAAACCGATACACATTTGCTCACTTTTTCCATGAGCAAAGGCCCCTTCTATAGCAATTTTATTAAATCCTCTTTTTCGTGCATTTCTTCTAAACCTGTGCATTAAATTATGAACAAGTTCATTTTTATAAAATTCACCCTTATTATCTTTCATTATCTTTTGAATAAAATGTTCTGCTTTTTTTGGAAGTGCATCTTTTGGATCTAAATTCATTCCATTGGCAAGATTTTCCAATTCAATATTAACAAATGTTTTAACATCAGCATCAAAATGTCTCATACATCAATTACCTCAGAATCATCAGAAGTATTCTCTTCAATCTGAATCGGTTTTATCTGTCTATCAGCAATATGATCTCCATTATATTCATAAGTTCGCATTCTTTGTAATATTTGAAATTTCAATTTTGGATCTAATTCATCCAATATTTCAAAAACCACTTTTTGAAATGTATTAATCTTTAATGTGTACTCATGCCTGATCTGATCTTTCTTTCCATACTTATCTGGAAATCTTCTTTCCAAAAACCAAGCTGAAGCTTTCCAATCATCCATTGCACATTCATTTATATTACTGACATGGAATTCCTCACTTCTTGCAATACACTCTTGAACGAAATCATCAAAATCAACATCATTTCTTAAATTATCCAAAGTTCTTTTTGAACACTTAGCCAAATAACAAGCATCTTTCAAATCAATACCACGACAAAGATAATAGGCCAACTTCGATTTCATGTAATCTTTTTCATTCATTACTTTTAATGCTTTTTTTGGCCTTAATTTATATTTTTTCTTTTTTTTCTCATCTTTACCCATAGCTTTTTACCTCCAAGTATGGTAGGGTAACAAAACTTGGAGGTAAAAGTAAAATTCTTGCAATGGAGAAATCAAATGTTCAAAATAGGAAACAGTATTGCCATCGGTACATGGGATTTAGAACGATTGAATAGAAATGAAAAGTATTTAAAAAAATTAAAGGAGGAAATCAGGAAGGAAATTCTTACGAAGAAAGATGGAAGGAAAAGATGGATGGATAAAGATATTCCAATTCCAGAAGAAATAAGAGCAACCATAGTTTTACAAAAAGAAACTTATGTTGAACTTCAAGATCTTCTGGAAGATTTAACTGGAAAAGTTTGGAAAATGGATGAATTTTTAAAATTAATGATTGATTGGTTTGTCTATTATTATGATGATGAAGAAATTGAGACAAAAAAAATGCCTTTGGTCGAATTGGAAAAACCAAAGACAAAAGAAAATAAAAACTTAAAAAAGTTTGAAGAAAGATTTGAAAAACATTTTAAAAATATAATGGGGGAATTTAAATAAAAAAGAAAAGAGAGATTGGCGGGGGTTGGTGAACCAATCTCTCTTGCGGCAGAGGTAGAATATAAAAAGAAGCAAAGAGCATGTATAATATAAGTTATGCAAAAGTATAAGTCAAGAAAATAAAAAAGGGTGTAAGTGAAACCCATTAACACTTACACCCTAAACCAAGGAGAAAGACACGCCGAAGTATCCCTATCCTCTCACTTTATTCTTTTATTGTCAAGTAATAAAATTCTCTTGCAATGAGTGATTATTTCGTGTTATTCTGCTTTTCCTTTATTAATTACAAAAACTTGATTTCTAAAAATGATTTGTGATAGATTACTTTTTGAAAAAAAGAAAGGGTCACTGAGAAGCAGTGACCCAATCAACCACAAACCCAACTACTAAGGAGTATCCTTTGTATAACAAAAAAGATTCTAAAAGTCAAGATAAAAAAATAACTGTTATCAATTATTCTACTGCAATATTGGGAATCCTTAAAGACTTCTGGAAAATGGAAATAGAAAATCCATACTCCTGCTGGAACAAAGATGCTTTCATTGAAGATGAGATAAAAGAAAAGAATAGAAAAGCTGGAAAAAATATCCTAGACATTGCTTATTCAATGAAACAATCAATATTGAAGATTGGTTGTTATCACCATTCAAATAAAGAAACTGCAAAGTTTCTAAAAATAGATAAGAATAATGTTAAAAGAGCAAAAAAAGTAATAAAGAAATTATTAAATATTGATTTTATAAAAATTCCTTTATCATTCAATTCAAGTCACACAACCTACAGAAGTTTCCTGATGCCACCCAATTTAGTAGCTCTGATTCATGAATTTCAGATAACAGAAGAACCTGTTGACACCACGCTGTTTCAACCACTTACGAGCAATTTAAGAATGCCCGAACTAGGGGTCATCTTGCCCGAACTGGGGGTCTTTTTGAAGGAACTGGGGGTCAGCAAAGTTCGTAACATACCGAAATCATTAGTGTCTGAATCGCTCCCTATATTACCTATATTATTCCCTATAAGTAAATATACTAAAGTATATTTACAGTACGAAGAAACAGGAAATTCTTCTTGTCAGTACAAATTTGTCATTGACAAAGATATGGACATTATTGTAAACAAAGATCAGTTACTCAGTAAAACAAAGAAGTACTTTGTTGAACAAGAAAGAAAATTTCCTCAGCAAAAAGTAACTAATCAAAAAGTAACGCAGCAAAGAGTATTGCTTCCTGACGGAAGCAACTATACAGTTTGTTCTTCACTCGCTAACGCTCGTTACGATCAAACTGTCATTATTGATTATTCTTTTCCATTTATTGTTGAAGAAGAAAACAAACACTTATTGGTAATAAATAGAGAGGACTTGTTCATGAGTAAAAAGAAGAAAGATATTGTTCATCAAAATGTTTGTCAGCAAAAAAATAAAGATGTTTTGAAAAGAAAGTTATTGATAAAGAATGAAAATGAACCGGACATAAGAAAAAGTTTTGTGAGGAAAAAATTTACCGATCAAACAGGGCAAAAATCTTTTTATTTGAATTTGAACACTGATTTCTACTTGGCTAGTAAATTGAATGCACAGTTAATAGGGTTCATTAGGGCAATGCTGCAAAAGAACCAAAAGATTCTACCTCTCATTCAAAGAAAGAAAATTTTTGAGATATGGAGGAATTACGCCGCCGCCCGCGAATTCAAATCCTTTCGTACAATAAAAAGTAAAGAGTTTCTAAAATTTGCCGCCGCACTCACTTACAGATATTACAATGATTGTAATGAAGATTTTCAAAGAATCATTGACATTCTGATTAATATAACAAAAGCTAGAAATATAAATCCATTATTCAAACGAACTGCAAAATTAGATCCTATAACAGTTATCTGTTTTGATAATATGTTTAATTTTGTAAATTGCTCTACTGCTGTTTTTGAATCAGGTATCATGTATGGGAAAAACAATCTTGATATGGAAGAATTTAATGATGCTTTGAATTATCTTAAAAAGAAAATAGCTAAATACTTTTATGAAGAAGACGAACAAACCATAAATGATGTATACAGAGAAAAAGAAATTAAATTTTTAAAGTTTACAAAGTTTATTATAAATTTCTATAAAAACTATAAAGTAGAATACTCGCACATTGACGATGTGTTCAGTGAATTGGTTACGGATTATTGTCGATGGTATAAAGGAGAAATGAAAAACAGAGGATGGGATGTTTTCTATGTAGGAAGACTTCTCTCTTCTGAAGAATTCTCTAATTACAAAAAGGATGCAAGGAATGTTTACTCAGGTTATGGATTCGGATTGAAGAGGAAAAGACCTAAGAAATCTATCTACCAATCAGGAAAGAAGAAGGAAGCAAGAGAAATGACGAAGAAAAACAAACCTTCTAAATCGGCCACTGATGCGTAATTACAAAGTCATCATTAAAAAAGTTGCAAAAGCTTATAAAAAAACAGCATCTAGCTATTGACTTTTCTTTTTCTTCTGTACTATATTGCCTGGAAAGATTTACAAATAATACAAAAGGTGGTGATGAGAGAATGTGGGTAGGCAAAGATGCAGAGAAGAAGTGGGAAGAAGAGAGAAGGGCTACCATAGATGTAAAGAAAGTCTTGGAAGAAATAATCAACCACTTTGGAGAAGAACTGTATTCTACTTGGTTGAGAGAAGTGTACTATGAAAAACCAACAACCCTTATTCTCTTCGGAACGAAAGTTCTATTCAAACATGCAAAATGTGAAAACTGTAGTCAATATGTTGGAGTTCCTCCGAACAAAAGGATTCTTCACAACATCTCCATTCTGAACTCTTATTGCATGAAGCATCTTGTCCCTGTGAAGATCGGTGATAGATGTGCGTATTTTGACCCTGTGCCTTTTGTTAAGACTTTGATGAGGTCAGACATGGATCAACAAGTTAGAACGGGCGTAGAGGAAAAATACAGGCAAATTAAGTATAGTGATTATTTCAAGATGGTCGAGAGTAAACTGAAAGTGGAAGATTTGGATGTTGAGGGGGAAGAGTTCTAATGGCAAAACTGAAGAAAAAACTGAAAATCAAAAATGAAACTATTTTTAGTTCTGAGTCTAAAATTCTTTATTCTGGAACAACATTGACAGATCTGAAAAACTTTGCTGAGTTCAATGTAGAAAAACCGCCAAACATTCCAGATGTTGAATTAATAAAATTCAGATTTAAAAATGGTATTGATGAAAAAAATATTCAGTTTTCTCTCGATCAAGAAGTGAAACCGATAGTAAAGGGGGAAATGGTTTATTTTGGAGAGAGAGTAGTTAATATACAATTTTATAATTACTTCATTAAGAAGTATTTAAATATTAAGTTTTATTGGTTTGATAAGTTTATGGATCGGTTGGCAATGGATAATATTGCTGTTGTGAAAAATGGTGGATTAATCGGTTATTTGAGAACATTTAATAAAGAGGAGATTTAAAATGGCTAATAAAATGGATAAAGTAAAGGCTAAAATTGCTGCTCGTAAGCAAGCTAAGAAAGAAGCTGAAATGACTGAAAAGAAAAAGACAAAGAAAGAAAAGAAGGTTGGTCGTGGAAGACCACCGAAGAAGATGTTGGAAGCTGAAACAAAAGCAAAGCTTGAAGAGATGCTTGCAGCATATGATCGTAATACCTTTCAGCTTAAAATGTCTCTTGAGCAAGTCTTTTCCGATGGCAAAAAGGGAAAGCTCAAGGATGCGAGAAAGTTTATCCAAGAGAATAGAAAGCTCAGTGGTGACTTCAGAAAAGCATTGCAGGAAGCCAAGGCGAACATGGTGGAGGTTCAGGCAAGTTAATCTGTCACTACATTTTTCTTGACAAGAAAATACAATTAGAGTAGGGTATTGGAGAAATCTGATACCCTATTTCTTTTTGGGTATAATCAATAACCAGGGGGATATAATATGAAAATCAAAATTAAAATCAAAAAGAAAACTGTTTCTAAAAAACCAGAAAAAAAATTAAAAATCAAAAAGGAGGAACCTAAAAAAATAAAACTTAAAATTAAAAAAGAAGAACCAAAAAAGAAAAGAGGTAGAGCAAGAAAACTCAGAGCAAAAGATGTAAGAAGATATGATGAAAGAAAAGAAGCGGGATCAGTTTTAGAAGCAATGCATAATTCAGATAATGTCTACAATTTAAAAGATTCAACAATAACCAAATCAATACATAATGCTTCAACACATCATACACTAACACTTTACTTTGATAGTGGAAGAGTAATGCAAGCACATATTTTTTCCCTTTATGATAAGAACGGAAAAAAAGAAGAATATTATTGTGGAAAGAGGGTATAATGGCAGTTAAAAATACAATGATACAAATGAGAATTTCAACAAGAATGAAACAATTGGCGAGTGAACGTGCCAAGGAAAAAGGAAAAACACTCTCTGGATATATTATGTATTTAATTAAAAAAGACATGCGAAAAAATCGAGAGGAGTAATTATTAAAATGGTAATTATGATTCTTTATCCAGATCAAATGCAAAAGAATATTGTTCCTGTAATGGAGAAGATTAAAGAAAAGGGATGGGAGACACTTGTTCCAGATGATGAAGTAGAGTTGAATGGAAAAAAACTTTCTCTTCAAGCTTATTATCAAATCAGAAATAGAGATCCAAAGAATATTCATGTAGTAGAATTAAAAACTAAAATAATGGAATCAATGTTTGAAAAAATAGAAAAATCAGATGCTATTTTAGTTTTTAATCTTTTAGACAAAACAACTGGAATGCAAATTAGTCCTCAAATGTTTCTTGGAATGTCTGTAGCCTTTTATCTGAAAAAAGATATTTACACATTCGATCACATTTCAAACACACTGCCCTATCGTGATGAAATCCAGGCCATGCATCCGAAGGTTATAACTAGGAATATTGATAACATAACTCCTGTTGAAAGAGCACCGATAGGATTCATTCAAGAAACTCAAGAAGTCGTAAACAGTGATTTGGGACCAACTGTAAGGACAACTAGAAAACCAAAACTTAAAATCAAAAAGTCTTAACCTGAATATAATTTTACGGGGGTAAGTTATATTCAGTAAGTTTTATATATTAGCTAAGGGGAAAGAAAATGCGTTGGTTAGATAAAAAAGGGGGTATAATGTGGAGTGCAAAAAACATCATTGTCTTATGTTTAAGGAGAAATGCTTACTGAGACAGCAACTTGCATTGGAAAAAAAATTGTTGGGGCAGGAATTAGGAACATATTGGGACTGTCTTAATGAATGGATAGAAAATGGATCAGTTAGAAATAATTGCAAATATGGGCTAAAAATAAAGCTAGATCCAGATCTTGTTTCTGATGTAGACATAAGAAAAAGGATGTTTTTATATCTTCCAAAACCTGAAAAATTGGAATTGAAAATAAACTGGAAACCAAAGTTAAAAATAAGATGTTTGAAACCAAAACTTAAAATCAAAAAGCCTGAATTGAAACTGATTGTTTCTAACCAAACAGCAAAGAGAGAAATATTAATCAGGCATGAAGAAAATCCAATTTTTGAAAGAGATATAGTAATCAGTAGGTGAAAGGAGAAAATAGTTGGAAGAAAGAAAATTCAATTTGAATGGACAAGAATATACTGAATCTGAAATTTACGATTACATTAATCAATTTACTGATTCTTTGAAAGAATGTGGTTTCGATGGATACTTTCTTTGCATGACAATTGGTGAAGATGGTTTTTCAAGTCTGGATATGATGAGCCATCAACTTGCTACTGTTCTATCAAGACTGATGGATGAGAATCCAGATCTACTTAGTCATTTTCTTAATTTACGAGTAAATAAATTAGTAGATAAACTTGAAAAAGGAGTGGATGCAAACTTGTTGGGGATTGTAAAAGAAGTTAAATTTTAAAAGGAGAAATGTATGGAGGAAAAACCGAAGAATTTGAATGAAGCATTAGATCTTTTGTTTATTATGTTGGATAAAACAATAATAAAAGAAATGAAATCAAAATCATTGGAGGAAATGATTCAGTATCATCATGGATTGGGACAATGGATCAGAAATAACTGGCTACTTTGGGATATGAAATCAGAAATCTCAATTTGGTTTAAAGAAAATTACAATGTCACTCATGGAGATGATAAGTCTGGTCTGATTCTGGATGCCTTTTGGCATAGGCTTAATGATAAACCATTTGACATTGAAAAGGAGGTAGAGAAGATACATCAATACTGGAAAGATGCTGAAGTGAATAATGTTATTCAATCTGGTAAAGTTCTTGGATTTAAAAAGGCTGGTAAAGTTCTTGGATTTAAAAAGGAGAAATGAAATGGCTAAGAATGAAAAACATGATCCGTCTGATTATGGTTCCTATTTCTACATTGTTCGTGTTGTTCCTTCTATTGCTGAAGATGGAATCATTGGCCTTTATGCCGATGCAATGAAATTAAATGACAATGGTGATCTTGTTTTCCTGGTAAAAGATGGAAAAGAATTTATAGAAGTATTTTTTATTGCCAAAGGAAATTGGAAGGCACCTTATCTTGCCGATCCAAAATTTCATTTTCCATTGAATATTAAATGGTGGCAAGGTGTAGCAGGAATCAAAACTATCTTTCAACATCTTTCAGAAGATGATATGACCAATGCTGTAATGGATTTCTTCAAAACAAATGATGAATTGAAATTGAAAGTAATGGAAATGATGCTTGAAGAAGTTGAGGAGTCTACAACTCCTGAAGAAACAATAGAAGAAGAGATTGAAGTTCAAGAACCCCCATCAGAAAATTAGATAACTCAATTGTTGGGGGTGAAATTCCCCCAACAAAAAAGGATTAATTTAAAAAAATGATTGATAATTTCTTTAAAGAAAGAGAGATAATAATATGTAATAAATTAAATGCAAGGATACAACCAATACGATGTATCCAAATGTACTTCCGTTCTATGAAAAATGAAAAATCTGCTCCTGTAAAATGCCACAAATGTAAAGAAGGAAAAAAAAGATTAGAAAACTTAAATGGTAATTACAGTTTTTGTAAATATTGTAATATACCAATAATGAAAAACGATATTCATTGTATGGCAAAACAATGTTATATAAAATATAATTGGAGCAAAAAGGAGAATGACATGGGAATAACAAATACTTGCTTGATTATAAAGCTGATTGAGCTGAGTCCAGATTATATTGATAGTGCAATAATTTCTGAAATCACAGGATTAAAAAAACCAAGTATTACGGCATTTTTATCCTCATTTTATAATTCTGGTGGTCTGGATCGCCTTTCATTGGGAAAATATAAACTTCTTAATTTAGATATTTTAAAATCAAAATATAACTGTGGTGACATTTCAGAAAATGTTGTTAATGAGTTAAAGCAAAAAATAGAAAAGTACAAAAAAAGCTATAAAGTAATTGATGCTAGTGTTAAAGAAGAATGTGTTATAAAAGATAGTATAAAAGAAGTAAAACAAAATTCAAATGATATGACTAAAAAAGAGAAGGAAGAGTATAAAGAAACTTGGATAAATGAACCTGTTAATTCTGAAAATAATTCAATTGTTAATATTGTAAAAAAGCAACATAAAGAATTTTTAGAACCAAAATTTGAATATGAATTTAATAAAGAAAATTATTGTGGCATTTGTGGAAATGAAAATAAAAATGTACTTTTGAAAATAACCAATTATGAAGACATTAAAATGTATATGTGTGAAAAATGTTCATCAATTTTAACAAACAGGTTTAATCAATTGAAAAAAATATCAAGTTATGTGAACGCACTTGCTGAACTTGGGATAGAAGTTTATGATTCAACAGGAAATTCAATCAATCTCTAATTTTGATGAGATAGAGATTTTAGATGAGATCCTATCTCAACTTCTTTCCCTTGATGAAAAACCAACTGCCATAGAAATTGATTACCGATATATCCTTCTTCTTGAATCAATAGATTATGATAATGTTGTTATCTCTAAAATAAACAATGAAGGAGACAAAACTATCTTTGGATTGATTGTAATTGAAACAAAAGATTGGGAGATAAGATTGTTATGAAAAGATTATTTTTTATAATATTATTTATTTTTATTTCATTTGTTTTTTATATAACTTATGTGAAAGCAAATGAATATGAACTTCCTAAGAAACTAGAACAAATAATGGAATCAAAAACTTTAGTGAAAGGAAAAGTGATAGTTTCCTCTGATTACTCATTTGTAATGATTCCATGTGAATTGGAAGAAAACAACTTTTGTGTTGAATATTCAAAACCTGATAAATGGAGATTTTCACAGCAAGCTAAAAAGATTTTAATAAAAAAGTGGTTAAAAGACGGAAGTATAAAGTGCATACCAAAAACAGGAGATTAAAAAAATGAAAGCTGAAAAGTGTGAAAAGAGTGAACTCTGTGAACACGACCGATTGGTGTAATGTAGAAGATTGAGGATTTTTAAATATGAATGGGGATTTTACTATTTGTAATTACACTATTTTTTGGAAAATTTTTGAAATTCCAAAACAAAAAGCCGATATTTGGTACAATGAAATGGGATTTCCAAATTTAACCATTATTTTTAAAAACCATATGTTAAGAGTAATATGGTTTAAGGATAAAATGAAATGAATTTTATATATCAAGAAATAAAAGAAGCATGTTATGAAAGGACAATATGTTCTTGCGAGAAATGCAGATCATTTTGTAAGAAGATGCCTGGATATTTAATACCGGATGATATTTATAGAATATATAAGGAACTTAATAAACAAAGAGATTCTAATATAAGTATAGGAGATTTATTGTCTGCATCACCTGGAGCAATAGTTCAAACACAAGGGAGCATATTCAGGACACCAACCATTGTGCCTTCAAGAAGTGTTAATAATTTTTGTATATTTTTAGATAATGATGAAAAATGTTCAATTCATTCTATTGCTCCTTATGGTTGTGCCTACTTTGACGATCACATGAGTAAAGAAGAAGCTGATGAAAGATCAAGACTTGGACTAAGCCTTATAATGAAGAATTCACTTTATAAAATGATATGGAATTTTCTTTGGGAAGAGGGATTGAGATCAAAGGGACCGGAGGAGTTGAGAAATGAATGATATAAATAAATCTAAAATTTGTGGTTGTTATAAGGAAATTCATAATTATGATTGTGAACACATTACTAAGGAGGATTTGCAAAAATTATATAAAAAGGCAATGGATGATTTAAATAAATGTAGAGGGCTACTTTCTAAAGACAATAAAAGATCTATTTTTTGGGAAGGAAAGTTTAAGATTCTTAAAGAAGAAAACAATGCATTAAGAAAAAAGAACAAACAACTGATTCAACAAAATCAAATTTTATATTTGAAAGAGATTATAAACATATAGTAATGGAATTGAAAGATCAAGTGAAAATACTGAAACTGCAAATGAGAAGGGATCAAGTTTCTGAGTTTGCAAATGATGATGAAAAGGAGGATACTGAATAATTGAGTCAAAATAATAAATTAGACATGAATTCTCTTAATCTTCTTATTGGAGAAACCATTACATTTTTCAAACAAAAAGAATTGAGTCCACAAGAAATGATAGTAATATGTAAAACCATAGCAGATATGATGAATAATGTAATTACAATGGAAGGTATAATGATGTCCATGACAAATCTTTTAAATAATTACAAATAATCTGAAAATATTTAAAAATTAAAAAAAATTAACAAAAAAGAGAAAAAATTATGAACACTGAACAGATCATTGAAGCCATCAAATCTTTACATTGGTATGACATGATTTACATATGTATTATGGATGACATCATTTTGTTTGTAAAATTACTTCCTTTTATTATTTTATTTGTTTTGATTCTCTGTTTATTTATTTTTCTTATTGATAAATAAAAAAGGATAAATAAAATGAGTGAGTTTGAAAATCTTGTAGCACCTATTTCACCGGATTTCCCAACAATCAAACCTTGGAAGTTTGTAAATGAAAATACATTAGAAGGTTCGTGGGCTGAAGATGGTTCAACCTATGAAATCAAAGGACCAAAGCCGATATTGGAAATACTTTTAAAATTACAACATATACTTCCATCATTAATTTTAAAATTGAAGGAAAAATAAATGAGGATAGAATTGATTAAAAAATTTTTAAGGATCACGTCATGGATCATGGACTTTCTTTGTAAAGAAAAAGAAATCGGTTATGCTATGCATGTTCATGACAAAGATAAACTGCTTTTGTTTTCAAACATAGAAAAATCTTCTTTAGAATATAGTTTAAAATATATGATATTTAATTTAAGGAAAAAATAAAATGGTAAAAATTGAAGTAATAGAAATCAATAAGGAAGATGTTGTTTTGAATGTAAAACTTTTAATGCAAAAAGATGGTACAGTAATAAAGGATTGGACAATCAATGTTAAAAAATATGAAACATTTAACATACAATTTTAAATCTTTAAAGGAAAAAACAAAATGAATATTTATAAAGTTTTGACTTTTGATGGTTATAATTCCAATGAGTATATTGTAATGGGTTATGATATTGTTCAAGCAATAAACAATAATGGTTACATTATTCCATCTCAAGTTATAAAAACTGAATTGATTGGAAGTAAAAATGTAAACAATACAATTAACTATTAAGGAGTAAATAATGAAGTTTAGAATAATGGAAGATGACTATGATTCAATACCAATGGAAGGAATTCGTACACCGGATGAATTGAGAAAACAACTTCCCTGGTTATCCGGTTTTACAGACAAACATTTTGAAAAACTAGATAGAATGATTTTGGAATTGAATACACCAACCTTATTTATTATAGAAAGGATTTAAATAAAGTGAATCATATAATGGAGAAATAAATATGTCAGGAACAGAACTAGGTTTTTTAATATTAATTTTACTTTGGATAATTCCAATGGTATTAATTATAATATTTCAAATAATAAAAAGATTTATAAGGAAATCAATATGAAGATAAGTCAAAATAGAAAAAAGGTTCTGTGGAAAAATCCAGATCTTTACCTGGACAAAAATGGTAGATATTGTAGTAAAGAAGATGAAAGGTTTGTTTTATATTTCATAGTAATTGTACTTACAATAAGTGTTTTAATCTCATTATTATTAAGGATTTAAATAAATATGAAAATAAAAATTTTACAAAATTTTGACTTTATAACCATTAAAGTTTTATTATCCTTACAATCTTTGTTTTATATTTTATTAATGTAAAAAATTATAAGGATAATAATTAATGAAACAGAAACTTAAAATTTTTAAACCTGTACTTACACAAGAAAGTTATCAAAAAAAATTGAACCTCCCTTTAAATGAAAAAATAGATCTTTCATTAGCAGTAATTCAAGAGTGGTACGAATATTGGAATGGAAATGTTTATGTTTCATTTTCAGGAGGAAAAGATTCGACTGTATTGCTTCATTTAGTAAGATCCATCTATGAAGATGTTCCTGCTGTATTCCTTAATACTGGTTTGGAATATCCAGAAATAAAAAAATTTGTTAGAAAAGAAAAAAATGTAATTGAATTAAAACCAAAATTAAATTTTTTAGAAGTAATAAATAAATATGGTTATCCATTAATCAGTAAAGAAATATCTGAAATAACTTATGAGATGAGAAATACAAAATCTGATAAGTTATTTGATTCACGTTTATATGGAAAAAATGGAAAATTTGGCTTACCAAAGAAGTGGAGATTCTTAATAAGAGCACCATTCAATATAAGTCATATTTGTTGTCACAAATTAAAAAAAGATCCAGCAAAAAGATATGAAAAGATCACCAATCAAAAACCATTTATAGGAACAATGATTGGCGAGAGTAATTTAAGAGTTACAAATTATTTTAGAACAGGTTGTAATGCTTTTAATAATACAAGACCAGTTTCTAATCCATTATCATTTTGGACAGAACAAGATATAATTGATTACATATTTGAATATAATATTCCTTATTGTGAAATATATGATACAGGAGTAACTAGGACAGGATGTATGTTTTGTTGTTTTGGAATTCATTTACAACCAGAACCTAATAAGTTCCAGTTAATGAAACAAAGTCATCCTCATATATACAAATATTGTATGGAAACATTACAAGTCAAATATATGATTGAGTGGGTAAATAAGTATTTAAAGAAAAAGATAAATTATTAGTTGTAAGTACAAATATAGTAATCAAAAAAGAAAGGTAATCAATATGAAGATCAATACAGAGAAACTTAAGGATGTACTGACATTAATAAAGAATGATGAAACAATTGATTCTGTCAGTACAATTGAAAATTTCATTAAAGAAGAAATCAATAATAATATTGATAATGAAAATGAAGTAATGAGAGAGGAGTCAGGAAGTATAAAGAGTGATGATAAATTAGTTCTATTCTTCTACTTACTGATGAGAGATCACTTAGTATCAGGAACAATAGAAAATATAATGTTACAAGTGGCTCAGTGTAATGAGGAAGTATTATTTACAAATGGATGGTTGGCTAGTCATGCAATAAATATAGTAAATAGATTAAAATAGAAAAAAATAAATATATAAAACTTATAACACTACTTAGGTAGTGTTTTTTATTTGTAATTACAAAGAACAATATACTTCTATACAGTATAAACTACTTTGTAATTACATTATTAATTCTTTAAAACAAAAAACAAAAAGATTACTCTTTACCAGGAACAACTTTATACAAGTAAATGAATCTTTATCTTGTCATTACATTTAATAATTTATTTTTTTTAAAAATTTAGTAAGTAAAACTTTATTAGTAAACAATATCTCTCCATGTAGTTTCATTTCAGTATATAGTAGTATGTTGTTGCTATTTTCTTTTTGTCATTACATTAATAGAGTTTTTATTAAAAATTTGAATTTTGAAGTATTTTATTAATGTAATGACACTAGGTATTATTTTACTAAAAAAAATAAATTTAAGAGTGTGTTTGTATATTGATTCTTTTTGTCATTACATTAGTGGAGTTTTTATTAAAAATTTGAATTTAAGTTATGATTGGTACTACTTTCTTTTTGTCATTACATTAGTGATTCTTTTATTAAAAATTTGAATTTTGGAGTACGTTACCATTTCGGAAAAAATAAAAAGTTTGGTAGGATTTAATAGATTTGGCATGTTTTTTGATTTAAATGATTTAATATGAATTAATTAATAAAACAATTATTAAATCAGGTATTGAATAGAATATAAAACAATACCTGATTTAATATCATATGGTGTAATGAGTTAATCATTAATCCAGTATCGAACATAATAACTTGCCATATAATACTTTCCTTTCTTACTGATCCTATACCGATCATATGTTACCCTGTAATCTCTCTTGATTGGTCGTGACATAACTACTGCAATCAAATCAGTTTCATCTTTAATACCGCAAAAGCACTTAATCATTTCCATTTTTATTTTCCTATTGTAATTACAATGTTTGAAATGAAATCATTAATTGATTATGTTTATCCTACACAATTGAATAGGTTTTATAACAAACGCCAAACATAACTTACACACAATCACCCATATAACGACTATAACCTATTCAGTTAACATTTGAGCAATAACCTTTTTCAACCTTACACTCCTATCATAACCACAATAACATTTGATAATTCTAACTTTATCCATTTCATGATTATCATTAAGGTACAATGAATGAACTGTGTAATACGAATACACATTGTCTTCTTTGTGTTCGATAGTTTCAATCACATACTTTCCTTTCTTTGGTTTATTGAGAACTGCATAAACTTCACCATTCTTCCTAACTTTCCAATAAAACTCTTTCATAGTTTCTTTCTCCTTTCATCATCATTTGAATTCGACCTTAAACTTACTTTGCACTCTATTCATTTTTACCCGATTGTTATGAATCTTTTCCTGAACTTCTCTAAACAAATCAATCTGAACTGCTAGTGCATACGGTAAAAATGAATCCATATCTCTTTTTACCGGTAATTGCTGAATACTCCTTACTGCCGAAGAAATTAAATCATTGTGAAGTGTTTGAGGTATACCTGCATTAATTAATACTTCGATCATTTCTGATTTATCCATACTCTTTCCTCCCTAATAAAAAAGGGTACAGGTAATAAAACCCTGTACCCTTTTGATTAGTAATTAACGATTGTAAACCGAAATGCTTTTGAGCGTGTTGAGGATATTGCTTGTCAACTGGTCCATATTCAACAAAATTTCCTTAATCCAATCTTTGGCTGATATACTGTTGATTTTGTTTTCTTGGACCGTTGAATTCATCAATGCCAATATTTCAGCACTAATTTTTCCTTCATTTTCGGCAATCATTTCATTGATTTGATCCAATTTCGATAATGCCGAAACATTGCCGGTTAAATCGTCATAGGCAATTTCGATGAATTCATCAAAACCCTTTTCCAGGATAACCCGCTCCGTATCGGTGAAAAGGTGAGATTCGTTTCCAAGGGACAAAACGATAATCTTTTGACAATCATTTATTACAGTGCTTTTGGACCGCTTCCAGAAAAGGTAAAGCGTTCCTTCCTCCGTCAATATCGGTGGATTATCGGAATAGATGTTAACTGGTTTTCTCAGAACAAAACCTTTATCCTTTTTGGTGTTTTCCTGTTTTACTGCCGTATTTTCTTTCATAGTTTCTTTCTCCTTATTTTGATTTTCAGTGGAAGCTTTGCGAAGTACAGTGTTTTTCTTTACGATAGCCATAGTTCTAACTCCTTCCATGTTTTGTTGGGTTATTGAATACCTGCTTTATTCTTTGCTTCATTTTGGATAAAGCTTTTGAATCTTGCAAATTCATTCACTGGATTCAAAGCCTTTCCGAAGCATTGCTGGTAAAGCCAATTTTCATCCAATTTAGTAAATTTACCTTTGTTACCGATGAAATCCTTATCATTGGCAACAGTTTCGATCACTTCCTTTATATCGTCGCGTTCAATGTCAAAAATCTTTGAAAAGTAATTGATGCCTTCAACTTTGGCGTT